AGTAAACCTTCGGTTTAAATGCTTGTAGACCTTCTTGCAAAATAACTCTTTTTGATGGATCTACTACATGTGAAATCAATAGATCTATGTAAGCATCCTTTTGCGCGGCGTTAGCTTTGGCGGCCAAGTCAGTTCCCCTAAATAATAACCTGGATGGTATAGAGCTTACCGCATCAACGACGCCAGCAGTTTTTCCTACTATTGCGGCTCCTGGAGCGCCACTACCAATAATTTGTTTTGAGCCAGAGGTTATAATTTCATCAATAGCTAAATTTACAAAAGTATCTGAGCCTCCTGCTGTTTGCAATCTACCAACTGCTTGTAGCATATCTGTTAAGTCCATGAAAGCATTTAATTCTTCTGGCTCAAATATTGCTTGCCACATTTTTGCTTTTTTGCCCTTAACATTAAATTCTGCTACCTCTTCCGTAAGTTTTGCCAATTCTTCGGGTGTTTGGTATCGACCCTTTTGCATCGGAAAAGCTCTGCTTGGTGATTTAATACCTAGGGCTCTGAGATAAGCATTTGGTTCTTGCAAAGGATTGCCTTGACTAACAATCACATCCTCCCATTGTGTAGATAA